AACCGTATGAGTAATGGTGATGAGGCATCAAAAGAAGGTTACAAATTTAGAGGAAGAGGTTATATTCAATTAACAGGTAAAGGTAACTATACTAGTTTCACTAAATTTATTGGCGAAGATTGTGTTGCAAATCCTGACTTAGTTGCGACAAAATATCCATTGGCTTCTGCCGCATTCTTTTTTGACTCAAACAAACTTTGGTCAATATGTGATAAAGGAGCTGATGATGCTACGGTTACTGCGGTAACAAAAAGAGTAAATGGAGGAACAATAGGTCTTGCGGATAGAATTAAACACTTCAAAGAGTATTATAACTTATTAAAATAAAATAAAAAAATGGCAGAAAATAATACAATATTTTTTAAACTTGAGGAATACTACGACAACGATGGATCTAAGGAGTTACAAGCATCTACCGGTGTAAGTGGTAAGGTTAATATCTCAGTAATTAATTTACTAAATAAGGAAACCGCTGCGGATCAACCTAGAGAAGTTGTTGGTTTAACTCCACTATCACGATACACCATAAATGATACGACAGAAAATTTATTTAGTGTTAGTTTTATAACTGACAATGATGGGTATACTAAAGTTGACCTATCCAAAATGTTATTAAACACTACATTTATAAAGTTTTATCAAAAGTACAAAGGTGAGGTAACTTTAAATGTAACAATTGAAATACCAAAAACAGATAAATATAACGTTTTTGTTGGTAACGCTAAAATAACACCATCGTGGAAAAAAGAAGAATCAGGAATTATATTTGAAAGTTATGACTATTACAACAATGACGACACCATCATTTTATCACCAATTGAAGATAAAGTGACTGATTTGGCAACATTAAGACAAACATATAAAACAGTTGAAGAAAATTACCTTTTAGTTAAAAAAAGATATGAGAGTCAAATTGTTGGTGAGGTTGATTTAGAAATTGATACTACGGAAACTTATGAACCTAAAAGTCTTAAAACCGTTATAACAAGATTATTAGAATTTCAAGTGGGTACTTTACAACCGGCACTTGAATATACAAAAACCGCAAAACTAACAACAGAATACGACAGGTTAAACACAATGGATAAATTAGTTAATATTTTATCTAAAATGTATCCAAATATTACTATTGAAGATGGTGAAGGTATTCCTTATAATTCGGATATTGATCCAAAATCGGAAACATTGTAATATTTATATATAAATAAACTTTTAAATTTTCAATTATGAAACTTACAAAAGAACAAGTATTAGGTATTGTTAGACACACATTAACATTTGTTGGTGGTATTGTTGTAATGAAAGGTCTTGTTGATGAGGCAACCGTTACTGAGATCATCGGTGGAGTTATGACGTTAACTGGTACTATTTGGTCAGTTATTACCAAAAAATAATTTTATTAAATTAATACTTAACCCCCATAAATAGTGGGGGTTTTTTAATTTAAGATATATTTATAATTTAGTATGGAAAATTATGTAGGAATAATAATCGCATTTATAACAGGTGTGATTGGTCCAATTTTGGTTCTTTATATAAAGAGTAGATTGGAAAAGAAGGAGAAACCAGACATGGTTAAAGAAACTTTAAGAGTTTCAGAGTTGGTTACAAACAAGATAGAACATATAAAAGAAGAGTTTAATGCTGACAGAGTTTGGATTACACAATTCCATAACGGAGGAAACTTCTACCCAACAGGTAAGTCAATGGCGAAGTTTTCAATAATGTATGAGACCGTACATCCGGGAGTAACATCAGTACAAAACAATTTCCATAATATACCGGTTAATTTATTTTCAAAGTCAATCAATCAACTATTAAGTAATGATGTAATTGAAATACCGGACTATAAAGACGAGACAATAGCTACTTATGGTTTAAAATATATTGCAGAAGATACTGGATGTAAATCAGGTTATTTATTTGCTATTAAAACTATTGATGATAGATTTATTGGGACTTTAGGTGTTGAATATACAAAAAGAAAAACGAAATTAAATATTGAATCAATAAATCATTTATTAGTACACGCAACATCACTTGGTGGTGTTTTAATGACTCACTTACAACAATGAGACAACAAATTATAGAATCACTTATTGGTAGAATTACAAACCGGTTAATCAACGAAAGAAAGTCAGATGAGTTATCAATAAAACTTTCCCGAATGGTTATCAAGCAATTTAAAAAAGATGAGGACTTTGAGTTGTATGATTTAAGATTTGACAGGGGAGATGAGTATGCGGTCTTTGATTTTAAGTGTTATTTTTTGGAGGATATTGATTTGGACGATCCATTCTCAATACATGCTGAGGCAGATATGGAAGAGATATATATGGAGATCACATTCAACCCACAACATTTTCCTAAAAGTATGAGTGATTTGGTTGCTGAAGTTAAAGAAACTATTGAACACGAGTTAGAACACGTTGAACAACAGAATTTTGAGGATATGGAATTTGAACGTGAAGATGATATTGAAGACGATGAAGAATATAATTTTAAATACCTCACATCAAAAGTTGAAATACCCGCATATGTTAGAGGATTAATAAAAAGATCCAACACCAAAAAAATGTCATTGTCCGATGCTATGGAAGAATGGTTTAAAGAAAACAAAAGAAATTTTAAAGACCCCAAAAAAGATTGGTCAAGAGTTAAAAAAGTTTGGATGAAATATGCCTCCGAAATGAGAGGAAAAGAAAAAATCAAAAAATTTAAATAAAAGTTTGTTTTATACCAAATGTTTTCCTAACTTTGGTAAAAAATAAATTATGAGTGTAAAAAGTTGGACTAGACGATTGTATAAACGTTTAAAAGTAAAATTCTATATTTGGGAAAGAGGACATAAGTGGTTTAAAGCACCAGAAGACTCAACAGGTTATGAAAATATCACAACCGCGATTGTTAGAAAAATGATCAATCATCCCGATTCTAAATTTACCATTGCTCCACTTTCAGGTAAAAGATATATAGTCAATAAGACTTTGGATATTTTTATCATTATGGAGGATAGTAAAGTAGAAATCACCAACCACGTTTATCATTATGTTTCAACATTAGGTCAAAGAGACTTACAGAAACTCAAAAAACTTTACGATACCAAAGTGGAGGATCAAAGAACTAATTATGAGGAAGAAATCAAATCTCAAATAACAAATACATTACAATCAATTTATGATAAAATCAATAAACAATCAGCCAATAATTAATACACCAAAGGGTGTTGGGCAAATTGAAAAACTTTACGTGTCTGATCTTGGATTTTTGATGGTGAGGGTTTATTTTGATAACGGCACGTACACAACCTATAATATGGGAAAACACGATATTCAAAACAACCTGATCACCAACCAATTATTTGAAGATGAAAGTAAAACTTTTGGTTGATAACGAGATAACCGAAGGGGTTGTTGAGATTGATGAAAGATTTTATGGTGGCAAAAAAGTAATTTACCAAAATAAAGAAAAAATAATGTGTGTTATATCAATAAATTTAGTTACCTTTGTATTATGAAAAAATTATTAATTATGTTATGTCTTGTGTCCTGTACATCAAACGGGTACAAGTACAAAATTGAAGGTGTGGTTGAAACAAAAGATGGTGGACATCCAGCAGTCTGGTATACCGACACAATAAGTTTTGATGGTGATACTGCGTATTACTTTAATAGTGATGGTAGTGAAGTAAGAATCAGTCCTCCATATGTTATTAAAACGATTAAATTATGAATGTGAAAGAATTAAACGACGGAGAACTTTTAGATTTGGCTCGGAAAAATTTGGCAATTGCCGATAAACACATGTACTCAACAATAATCTTAACTATTGTATCACTTATACAATCTATCTTATTATTTTTTAATTTTGTTGGAGTAGTTAGTTTTTTAATTGTATACCTAATCTGTTTTTTATTATATCTTTATCATAGAAAAAAACAAGAAAAATATATGAAGGTTGTTGACGAAGCACTTAAAGAATTTACATCAAGAGAAATTTGATTATGAAAAAAATGTTATATATATTTGTTCTGTGGTTGGTAACGAGTTGTTCAAACTGGCAATATAAAGATTTCACATATTTGAAATGTAAAAAGTTGGATAAAATACATGTCCATCTGTATTATCACGAAACTTGTGAATGGAATTGTTTAAACATGGACCATCAGTACATTTTAGTTGTTGATACTGTTAGGGTTAAATATAAAACAGATAAAAACGGAGATTTAAAAAAAATAAAACTAATAAAATGAAGAAAGTATTTTTAGCGATTTTAATGGGTGTTATGGTAACATCTTGTACAGAAAACGAAAGAGTTAAAAGTTTTGGCGGTGAAGGAACAATACATCTACCAAAAGGACGTAAATTGGTGACTGTTACTTGGAAAGAAACCCAAATTTGGTATTTGACACGTCAGATGGATTCTAATGATGTTGCCGAAACATATCAATTTCACGAAGAATCATCTTGGGGTGTAATTGAAGGAACTTATAACATTATAGAAACTAAGTAATATGACAGAAAGAGAATTAATACTTTTAGGGTTTAAAAGTGAGGAAATCAGAGAACACGATGAAGATGAGTCCTATTACTATGTTCTTGATATTGTGGACGGTTTAACCTTTATTACACCAACTAACGAGGAAATAAAGGAAGATAAATGGTACGTTGATTTTTTCAATACTGATCCACTTGTTAGATTTCACGAGTTCGGTGAATTACAAGGATTAATCAACCAGTTAACAAGGGCAATAATAAAAAAATAAAAATAAAAAAATGGAACAAAACAACGGAATTTTGCAAGGAGCTTTAATGGAACAACATAGAAGAATCATTAATGAAATTGCAGACATTAAAGCAGAAAAGTTTGAATTAACTGAAGAGGATAAACAAAAAATTTCAAAATTAGAATTTCAATTAAAAGAAATTGCTCAAAGATTGTACGTACTTTATAATAAGTAATAATGAAGAAAATACCAACACACGATCCACAGACCGGAGAACTTAATCCTTACTACGAAGAACTAACAGGTGAGAAAAATCCATTATCAAAAGATGTGGAAAATGAAAGGTTTGATATTCCAAGATTTGTCGGTAGAAAGTTTAGGTATAATGGAAAATATGGATTATCAACTTGGACCGATACTGTTAAAAGGATATCATATAGACAAGGGGTAGTATTTGATAAACCATTAAAGTTTAAAGTACCAAAAAAAGGTGAAGACTTTAAAGCAGAAAAAATAAACATTATTGGTTATAACATTGAATTAGATGTAATATCCTCAAGATCCGGACAAGTTTATGAATTTAAGAATTGTGTTTTTATAAATGATTAATATATAAAAAATGAAATGAAGTTTTTTAAAGTGTTTCTGATGTGGTTAGGCTTTATCGCAATCGGAACAATGTTTGGCGAATATGTCGTCAGTAGAGAAGTAAACGGATTCCTCCAACTGTTAAGTTTCGTTGGTGTTGTTGGACTCCTTATGTATGTAATAAACGAAACAATAAAATTATTTAACAAAAAAGAAGAAAAAAATGATTAGTACTTTAATTTTTATTTTAGGATTGGTAATTGCTGGATTTGTAGCATTTACAACAAGAGACCGAATGTATGTAACAGGAACAGACAGATGGGGTGATAGTAAAGAGATGTTTAATACTATGTGGATAGTTAAACCAATTGGTATTTTTGTCTTGGCTATTATAATCTCTAGCATCCAACCATTCGCATTAGATAGAGTAGATGCTGGACACGTTGGGATTAAAGTTAATTTAACCGGTGACAAAAGAGGTGTGTCAAGTTATGAATATAAAACGGGGTGGGTATTATACAATACTTGGACAGAACAGATGTTAGAGTTTCCTACATACCAACAACATATTGAATATAAGGATCAGACCGTGATTACAAAAGGTGGATTTGCAGCAACAATTAAACCAAGTTTTAACTATTCATTAAAACCGACGGCAATTGGTAATATGTTTGAGAACTTACGTTTAGATATAAAACAAATTGAACAAGGATGGTTAATGAACGCAATTGTCTCTTCAGTAAATGACGTGGCTAATAAATGGGAAGTGGATGCTATCTTTAATAAAAGAGAGGAATTTGAAGCGGCTATTGTTGCTGAGTGTAATAAAAGATTATCTAAATGGTTTGAAGTATCACAGTTAAGAACTAACATCACACCACCAAAAGCACTACAACAGGCGATTGAATCTAAAACAAAGGCGGTTCAGGAGGCACAGGCTGCGATGCAACGTAAGTTAGTTGCGGAAGCTGAAGCTCAAGAAAAAATCGCAATCGCTCGTGGAGATTCGGCAAAAGTTATAATTGACGCACAAGCCTTGGCCTTGGCAATGAAGTTAAAACAAAAAGAAATTACACCTCTTTATGTTGAATATTTGAAAGCACAATCTTGGGACGGAAAACTTCCTACAACAGTTGCGGGTGGATCAGGAACATTTTTAAACATTAAATAATATGATAAGAAATTTTAGTTTTATAATTTTATTTATAATATTAACATCTGTATTATTTAGTTGGTTTGTGTACATCTCATTCCAAAATGATAAAGTTTGTGATGAATTGGTAATATTAAATGATGGATCACAAATTGAAGCAACGCAGGTATTATCACATGAAAGTGGAATGAGCACCATAAAAATGTGTAACGGACAATGGATGGACACACCAACCGTTAATATAAAGATGGTCAAACCTATTGAGAAATAATATTTAACCCCAATTCTAAAAGTTGGGGTTTTTTATTTAAAAAAAGTTTTGTATCTTTGACTTATGGAAAATAGAAGCACACACTACGGAGACATATCAAACTGGATTGAAAAGGTAATTGATTCTTGCGAGACACGCGAACAAACATTTACTGCTAAAAAATTGATTAGTAATTTTGCAAAACAATTAAGAACTAAATCTCCAGATAAATACTGGAACAATTATCAATACACAGTTATTGACCCACTTAATGATTTGGTAAGAATTAAACGACAATCATTCATAAATAAATCGGAATAATGGAAGAAACAAAATATCCAATAGGTGGTTTTGCAC